GTACGCATTTTATTTCCTTAAATTATAATGTTAATTCAATTGGACCATGGGTGATTTTACCCTCATAATCTAATTGTGATTGTTCGAACCATGTGAGATGGTCATCATTGACAATTTCCCAATCAATAATTTCCTCACAGAAATACTCATTGCTCTGCTCAATTTTTGAGCGGAGAGCCATGACCGTTGCGGTCGCATTGGCGAAATCGGTGAAATTTTTGATAACGTAATCGCTACCGCCCTTGGCCTTCCAGTAAGAAGGACATTCACCCTTGCCGTCCCAATCGTGGGCGCCATAGTTTTCGTGAACTTGGGTGGAGATAAGCAATTTCGACATTTGATTTCCTTTAAAATTTCAATCTATGGATAGATTATATCAAATTGGTAGGAATTGTCAAGCACTATTTGGACTGTTGTTTTTCTGCAACAGCAGTAATATGTTTACATTTCCCACGGAAACTGTAACCTGTACAGGTACAGCTATAATTTGAATCATTTAGTTCTACTATGTACTCTTTAGTATTACTTTTTACTTTGAATACTCTAGTATTACTTTTTAGGGTCGAGGGGATTAATCGTTCTAAGGCAGTATTCCGAACCTTAATAAAAGTCCGATATCGCTTATCGATTTTGATTTGGGATTTTAATACATTTACTTGGTCGTCATTATGCTTAATATAAGCAATAATCCGACTTTGATTATCAAGTAAATAAGTATGATTACAGGCGAGATAATCACCTGTCCATTTTGTAGTTTCTTGTAGAATTTCACTCATAAGGCAATTCTAACACAGGTAGTTCTACCTGTCAAGCTTGATGTTGTTTTAAAACAACACTATCCTTTGAGTAATTGCTGATCGCCTTGGTCGTGCAAATCTTCTTCAAATTCAGCTAACTCTAATTTGTTTAGCTCTTTTTTCAAAGATTCAATTTCACCTTTGTCTTCGGAAATTTCACGTTGCAATTCTTGAATACGTTGTTGTAGGTATTTTCTATAGGACATATTCTTTTTCTTCTTTAAGTAAACGATAAGTCAAACGATCATGCCTCTTTTGTTTTTTGAGTTGTTTGAAGTTTTCATTATCAGTATTTTTTCTAAACTTTGTCTTCTGAGGTCTTTCGACCTTTCTACCACCAGTATACATTTTTGTTTTTTAAACCTCTTACAAAATATGGTCTGCAACACCGAGTTCAACTAATTCCTCTGCCGTAAACCAAACATCACTCGGTGGAAGAAGTTTAGTTTTGATTGCCCGAGGTTCTAAGTCGGTACATTCTTGTAACAAAGAAATCATACGAAGGTTTGTTAATTCATTTTCGTGAATATAAGCCTTCATATCATGGTACTTACCTTGCAAATCACCTGAATACTGATGACACATGATACTTGTATTTTTTGATATGTATCGTTCACCTCTAGTTCCCGATGCAAAGATAAGAAAAGCTGCTGAGCAAACTGAACCAAGTCCAATTGTTTGAATAGTGTGTTTTGAATTTTTCATAACATCAATTAGTCCAAAGGCTTCACTCAAATCACCACCACTGGAATTAATGTAGAGAGTTAAAGTCTTTTCAGTACCAGAAAGATTTTCATATATGATCCAACGAATCGCTTCATTGATATTATCACCATCAATCGGTCCATTGAGTATATGTATATTATTGTCGAGTAAAGATAAGCCGATTTTATCTTCGGCAATCAGTATGTTATCATCTTTTTTCATTTTGTATGCCAATCATATGCTGTTTGTAGAATACTCATTATATCATGTTTAGGTCGATACTTCAATACTTTTTTGGCAAGATTGACATTTGCTACCAACTTTGCAGGATCACCTGGCCTGCGAGGTAGGTATTTAACATCAATTTCTTTACCAGCAACTTTTTCTATTAAGGTAATGATTTTACTTACCGAATAACCTTTGCCTGTTCCTAAATTTAGGATGATAGACTTATTACCTTCTATCAAATATTTGGCTGCGTTTAAGTGTGCTTCTGCAACATCACAGACATGTACATAATCTCGCACACAAGTACCATCTGTAGTTGGATAATCGTGGCCATACACTTCAACCGTATTTAGATTTTGGATAATTCTAGGAATCAAATGTGTCTCTGGATCATGGTCTTCACCCATCTCACCATCTGGATCAGCGCCGGCAAGATTGAAGTATCTAAAAATGATATGATTCAATCCTGATTGTTGAATGGCATATTCTGCACTCAATTTACTTCCTGCATATGCATTTGTTTTATATTGAACTTCATCAAATTCATCCAATTCATAATCTACTGTTCTATAAACAGCTGCTGTAGATGAATAGATGATATTTTTAACATCATGTTTTACCATGACATTTAATAGATTGCAGGTCCCACCAGTATTCACATCATAAAATTCTGTCGGTATTTTAACCGACTCACCAACCTCGATGCGACCTGCAAAATGAAATACTACATCAAATTTTACTTTGTGTAGTAAATCATCCAAAGTGTTTCTGTCACGAATATCGCCTTGACAATATAAGTCGCCGTATTTGTGTTTAGGTTCTTTAATGTCATATACGACAACAGTCCAACCTTCTTGTTTCAAGCGTTTGCATACATGAGAACCAAGATAACCTGAACCACCAGTTACAAGTGCTCTCATGCATCCCTCTCGGATAAAATTGGATGTTTTATTGGCCACCAGAATTCATATTCTGGATCATTCCACTTGATTGTGAATTGTGCTTCACGGTCATAGTACTCGGACCATTTATAATGAAACACGGCAGTATGAGACATAACAAGGTGTCCGTTACCAAATCCAGGTGGGACTAAAACTTGTTGTCTATTCTTATCTGATAAAGTGAAAGAAGTATGTTGTCTATAGTTAGTTGACCAAGGACGATTATCAACAACTAGTAAATAGATTGTGCCGTAGAGGCAACTAATCAACTTCCAAGTTTTACTATCACCATGCACACCACGAAGCACATGTTTTCTGGATGTACTAACGCTATCCATTTTCCAATTTTGTGTTCCAAGGCGTTCTAGATATTCTCTTGCATTAAAAATCTCGGTGTTTGTTCCACGAAAATCTTCATGTATAGCTGGCGGTGTAATTAATAACACTTCCGCCAAGTCGGTATATTCAACTAACATATTATTCTACCAATGTAATGCCAGGTGCAATCTGAATTTTAGTTGAATTATTTTCTAATTTCCAAGGAAAAGGCATTTCGCCATATTTCTTCTGCATCACAGAGTTACCATCATCAAAGAATTTTTGATTTACAGAATTTGGATTACCATCCAATCTATAATTTAATGTATGTGCATTAGTACAATCAAATTTAGGAAAGTTATGTTTTAGGTTCTGAAAAAATTGCCTATCCGCTCCCCATTGTCCATACCAAGCATGGCCAATCCCAATAGCAGCACGATGACTAATAGCAAAACTTGAGGTATCAATGTGGAATACACTATCATTAAAGTATACAGGCCATTTGCCCAATGATTCACAGTTGTCATCGCAGAGGTAATTACCTTCTTTATCATATATTTTCCTTAAAGAAAAAACCCAATCATTCCCTTGTTTAATTTTGTTTACTAGTTTTTCGATGTGACTTGGATCAAACCAATTGTCTTCATCGAGGTAACAAATTACGTCAGCATTAACAAGAAAAGAACAGGCTGCGTAAACCCTATGACCATACCAACCCTTACCAACATTCTCCTCAAGAGAGATGGTTTTGACTTTGATAGCGCCTGAAATTGTATCATTGATTTTCTCCCAATGTTCTTTACCATCCATAAAGACATAATGTGTAAAGTCTCTATAAGTTTGTTTGTCAACAGAATTAATACATTGACTAAGATACTCACTACCGATAGTAGGCGTTACTACTGCTACTTTCATATTAACCAATCATGTAAAATTTTAGACGATGAGTTTAACTTCATGTTGCCACCGACACCATAAGCAAACTCTACATTCTCAACTGAGATTTCTCTGTTATTAGATTCATTACGATCACCACCATTTGCAAAAATGATTTTATCATTTGGCCATGTTTGTTTAACAAGTTTCAACAACAGAATAGCTGAATCATCATTATCATCAAATCGAATAACATAGTCAACATACTTAATGCTCTGAACAACGGCTTGTCGTTCATGGATAGGCATAAAGGCTTTTCCTTTTTTACGAATTAACCATTCATCAGAGTTAACACCAACAACTAATTGATCGCCTAGTTCTTTTGCAGCTTTGAAATATGCAATATGACCAGAATGAATAGGATCAAATCCACCAGATACCACAACAATATTTTTCATATCAAAGTCCCGGAAATGCTTCCTCTACAAGTTTTCTAGTTAGGAATTTTACACCTAAATCTTTTTTAACCAATCTCAATAAAAGAGCGGATTCATCTTTATGTAGTGCTTCTAGTATTACAAGAAACATTTGTGTTTGTTTTTTACCGGTAAAATTAACAGGTTTCTTAGGATGATCTTTGATAAATCGATATAGTTTAAGCACCTCAGTATCAAGATATGCATGATTCAATCCAGCAGGTTCAGTTGCTGGTCTATATTTCTCAGGCAACTCAACATCAAATTTTATATTATCATCAAGTGCATAAACTAAAAATTGTCGGAATCTTGGATGGTCATACTTTCGTAGAACAGCAATTCTTTCATTTTTGTTTGTGGCTTTATCAAAATCTTCAAAGATTTCGGTATATAATTTTTCAGAACTCATCAATCACTTCCAGTAGGTTTTTCAAACGATTAGCAATAAGATAATTCATAAACTCTTGTTTAGGTTTCGCCTTTGTACTCTCATATGTATCTAGTATGGTTTGCTGTAGACTATCGGGTATTTTTGTCAAGTCAATTAGCATCTCATTCCGAGAATAGTTACGCAACATATCTTCGTTGCAAAATTCAGCAGGCTGTTGATTCATCCATTTGATAATCTTTACCTCTGTTATAGGTTTCTGCCTAGTCGCAGTAACAAAGCAATCATCAGCACTAAGAATATTAGGGACACCATCACCTTTATCTCCTCGAATAATCATTTGTTTTAAATGCGCTGCAGGAAATTGTTCTACGATAAATTTTTTCATAATCGGAGAATATTGTTCTACATTTTTAAATTTTTGCAATTGAGCAAAGTCTTTATCACTTGATAGAATCATAACTTTTCCAGTTGCGGAAAACTTAGTAGCAAGAACAGCAATGATATCATCAGCCTCACAAGTTTCAATATCGATAACTTTGTATGGCGAATGGTCTTTTAGTTCTTGTTTGATTTTACCTAAACAATCAAAGATAGTACTCCAGTCATGTCCAGAAGCGTCACGAGCTTTCTTACGACTGGCCTTGTAGTGAGGAAAGATTTCACGGCGCCAATAATTTTTATTGTCACACGCAATAACAACCTGAGGACCATGTGAGTCTTTAAACTTTTTCACATAGGTACGAATGCTATTCAGAATCATGTGACGAACCAGACTTTCTTCAACTTTCGTTTTAGACGATCCGATTTGTTCCATTAAATTAGAGATAGCGACTTGGTTAAAATCAAATATAATCATAGGGTCATTATAACACAATAACAAAGATTGTGCGGTAATTAAGGTTTGTTTGTAATAGGGAAAGGCCACTTCGGTAATCCTGTTTCTGGATCATTTTCGAATTTACCTTCCCACGGTTTGAAATAATACTCATAAAGGCCTTCAAGAATTTTCATCACATCTTCGGCAGTCATTGTATTGTCATCATTCAATCGGTCTTCTAAAGGCAGAACTTCCCAAGTATCAGCTTCTACATCATACCAAGCATAAATGCAAACTTCTTCTTTTGGTCTATGTTGAATCATTGAACCAAATGTAAAAGCATAACTATCATGCTCGGGGAACATAAACTCTGGTTCTAAGGCATCTTTATGAATGAAAATAGCATATGATTCCATATTGGTGTTACCACCTTCAAAGTACCTATATTCTCCATCCATATCTTCTTCTTCAAGATCCCCATATCCATCAAAAATGATTTTCACTTCTGGATGGTCAGAGATATCTCTACCAATTTCTAAGTCATCTGAATCTCGCCAAGAAGCTTCCATTAGCATTATAATTAATTCTTCATAACGTGCGTAATCGTATTCCATTTTAGACCTCTACAAATTTTAACTTAAACTTATCAGCACGATGCTCATAACCATCATAACCTCTTGGATTACAAACAATTCTGGTTGAACCGATTAGATAATCAAATTCTTCATGCGTATGCCCGTGAGTCCATAATTTGATTTGTGGATGGTCAAGGATAAACTCTGACAAGTCTGAACTATAACCGCCATTCATAATTAATTCATCTGCATATTTAGGATGAGTAGATAGTTTACTTGGTGCATGATGACCAACAACGACAAACTTTTGGCTGTGTTTACCTTCAATAATCATTTTTATATATTGAAGCATTTTCTTGTGGTCTTCAACAGCATCTTCTGGTGAAAAAGTAGAAACAGATTCTTCGAATTCGAATCCATCTTCTACCATACTATTGACTTCACCAATCTTTTGCGTGATATATTTACCTTCTTCATCTTTTTTGTATTTCATCACCTTACGGGAAACCATACGATTAGAATTTTTTACAGTACGGAAATCATTCATCATGCTTTTCATATGCCAAAGTGTGATTGAGTCTTCCTTATTCATATCAGTCCACAATGTTCCACCAATAAACATTATATCATTGATGAGAACTGATTCTTTATCCAAGATATGTAAATTAACCAAGTAGCCTAAACGCTCACGAAAAATCTTAAAAGTTTCAGCAAAATCACCGTGATAGTGTTCATGGTTGCCAGCAATATAAATTACATTTTTAAATCTAGAACAACATCCTTGGAAAAATGTGTGATACATTTCCGACTTGTCACGACCATTGACCATAACACCATGTACATCACGCTCATTCAAATCTCTAGCAACACAAATGTCACCAGACAGAATTAACACTTCAGCGTTTTCAGTATTTTCTAAACTAATAGAACCAAACTCTAAATGTATATCAGAACAAATAGCAATTTTCATTTTCTTCTCTCAATAATTATCTACAATCCAAGAATTTAATTCTCTAATTCTAGCTTCTAACACGGAAATGGTTGTATGTAAATGACCAGTATCATATTGTTCAAGTCTGGATTTCAATACTTCAACTTCATCACTCAAAGCTTGAACATGTTTAACTCTATCACTAACTTCAATTGTAATATCAACACTCATAATATTCCTTATTTAATAATCTTTAACAATATTGTATCATCATTTAATCTACCTGTCAAGCTAGAATCAACAGCCCGTATGTTATCCATCACATTTCTTAGGAAGACTTTGCCCCCATTCAAAACTTCCGGCAGAGTTACTTCTGGTTTCCTCAATCGTTTCTGGATTGATTTTGTTTCGTTGAAGTTTATCAGCGAGGTTCCTTTCATGGAAAAACCACTGGCGTCTTCTGCTTGATAACATCCTAGTTTGCGAGTTTTTGTATTGTACACCCATAGTTGCATCGATCCTATAATGTCTTTTGGTGAAACTGATTTCAATTTCAATTCAGGAAACTCAACACAATATTTAATCTTAGAAACTAATTCTTCAGGTGATTTAACTTTACGTTTTCTTGGTTTACGATTCTTAACGGCTTCACCACTAATTTTCATACCATCAATAATCACAGCATCACAATATGCAACTAGTTTTTTTAATTGTGATTTTGTAAAATTAGAATAACCTTCTTTGACTTCTTTGTCATCGGTAGTTAATACATTATCAAATTCTTGGCGTTTCTCTTTAAAGAAATCAACAACACGATTTGCATGAATACCTTTAATACCCATCGTATGCATAGCACCGAAAGGCGATACATTAGCTGTAAAATTACTTACAACTAATTCATCGATTTGGCCTTCTAGTTCACCAATACATTCGGAAACTTTTTCACGAATTCGGTCTTGAATAGAAATCACATTAGTGGTATCAACAACTTTCTTAGTTTCTTTAACTGGAACAAAGTTTTTAATTTCTTCTATTTCATTATCAAATAAAATTTGGTCTTTTGTTGATAAAAATCCACCATTATAAACGATTCTACACAACCAACCAAAGTTACACGGTTTTGTTTTTAGAGCTTCTTCAGCACTTATCTTCAATCGTTTTTTAAAATACTCTACTGAATAGTTATATGCATCTTTATCAGATTTGTTTTGAGAATACCAATTAAGGGTTCTTATCAATTCAATTTTACTTAGCTCGTAATTGAATTTTGGTTCACCACCAACAAACGCATGATTAGCATCTAGAATTCTTGCCATTTTAATTTCTCACAATTTCATCAAATAATAAATTCTCACAAAAATCAATAACACAAATACCATCATCGGTTTCATGGTATTTTTTACTGAGTCTGCGAGCCTCATCCATAACTGTGGCCATTGTATCATACTTAATACAATTTCCAAAGCATTCTTGTATAACTTTGCCGTTTAAGACAAAATTAATATCGGTATCATAGGTCACAAAATCGTCATATTTTTTCGAATATGTCGCTCGGTAACCATCTTTAGTTTTTAAAACATAAATGCCATCGCTCATTAGTAGCCTTTCATAGACTCATTATATCATATGTATAATCTCTAGTCAAGCGTAATGTTGTATTAATACAACACTTGGATAAGTCGGTATTCATAAATAGGTATACTAGGATCCAATAACCGAGAAGGTACGCCCCTATAATGACCACAAAAAAAGTTGCACCAAAAATTGATGTTTATGTGTGACCACAAATGGATCCGATAACATTATTTGCACTTGCCAATGGTGCTGTCGCTGCTGTTAAAAAAGGATGTCAACTATACAAGGACATCAAAGGAGCTGCAGGCGATGTTAAAGCTGTTCTTAAAGACCTTGATGAGCAGTTTGCTGCTAATCACAAAGACAAACCAGCAACTGTTACACAACGTAATGCCTATGTTGAAGAAAAGAATCGTGTAATTGAATTAAACAAAAAAGGTGGTGAGACTGCTGGTATCTATCAAGAACTTGCAAATTACCTTGGTGACTTCTTTGATAATATGAATAAGTGTATCGCTGTTATTGAAGAAGAAGAAAGAAAAAATCGAGAAGAACTATATGAAGGCGATGACAGTTTAGGTCGCCGTGCATTACAACTTGTTATTATGAAAAAACAATTAGACCAAATGAAAGTCGAATTGCGTGAGATGATGGTATATCAAGCGCCACCAGAATTAGGTGCATTATGGACTGATGTAAGTGAAATGATGAAAGACATGGGCGCACAACAAAAAGTTCTTCTCACAAGAAAGATGCGCCAAGATGCGGCCGCAGCGGCAAGAAGAAAAGCTAAATTTAAATTATACATGCAAGAACTATCTTATGGTATTATAGTTCTTGGTATAGCAATCACAATGGTGTTGTTGATGTGGTGGATTTCGTATGATAGAAAACAGAGATGGCCAGAATTAGAGCCAGAAGTCATTGCTCAAAAAAGAGAAGAGCGTAAAAAGTTACGCATACTAAAATTACAACAACACGAAGAAATGATTAAAAAACGAGATGAAGAATTCCAAAAACAACAAGAATGATGATGTTGAAATTGAAACGTATTCATTTGCTGATTGGATTGTGGATTTACCTATTAGAACATTTATAGGAATCTCTACACTTTTAGCTTTTATATTATGGTGTATTTGTATATTGTTTGTTATTGTTTACGTCAAATACTACTGAGTTATAGTTGATATAAATTCAGCTTCTGGTATTCGTGTTCTTGTATTCTTACTACCAAGAACAACAACAATACGATTACCAATATCTGTCTTTAGAAACATAACGACACAACCACCAGCGGCATTAGTCCATCCGGTTTTACTCACAATAAATTCATGACGCTTGCCAATACTGGGATTTGTATTCTTAAAGAAGAACCATTTCTTTCTGATTTGAATTTTTATGTTTGGTGTTTTAGCTGCTTCTTTTATTTCTGGATAATAACTTGCAGATAAGACTAATTCTAATAAGTCTCTGCCAGTACTAACATTCATCGGACTCAATCCAGATGCTTCAACAAACTTGCTATTTTTCATACCGATAGCAACAGCTTTTAAATTCATATCTCTAATGCAGTTTGTTTTGCCACCAGGATAATTATCACACAATATAATTGCAGATTGATTATTAGAGTTAACAAGTGCCAACTGTATGTGTTGTTCTCTTGTATAGTTACCTAATATTTCTTTTAGATTTTGTCCTGCAT